TTTACTTACCCCAAAACAACCCTTGGAATCTTATCACTTGCGCGATGTTTGCCCACTCTTTGAGTGTGGTCGTTTTCCTTCTCCTGTGCTTGTCCTACTCACCTAGAGGACTTGCATTAGAGGGGGATCACGACCCCGCAGTGATAGTATGCACCGAGCATGCAACCTGGCCTCAGGGCGCGTGCTCCCTTTCCGGTTATGGAGACCGAAGGGAACAATTAACGTGCGAAGAGCGTCTGGCCTGTGCCGAACTCTTGCATGGTAAGTGGTCCCTAGCAGCTCTTGATGAGAGATACTTTTGTCACGACAGACCTGTCGACTCAAGTCTCCCCGAAGAGTTGCGCCGTTGCTCTAGGCAGGCTCCCTCCCGGATTTATGGTGATCGTTTAGCGATCGATGCAGTCTTGGCATTACAGGATCCAGAGCCCACTGATGCGGACTATACCCCCAAACGGCCTCGTGCCCTCGACAGAGCTCCTGACGAGGACTATGTGCCGCGCAAGGGTAGAAACGTCCGCCCAGAGGAATCTGACGTCGCCTGGGACGAAATCGACGACATGTGCATGATAGACATCAAGACGCGCCTCATTTCGAGGCTGCGCGAGTCTACTGACTACGTGCCGCCGGCGGCGCCCGCCACGTCGGATGAGGGGAATAATGACACTTCATTCGTTGAGACACAGGCTCACGATGAAGAGGTCATCTCCCCTCTGGCGGAAACCCTGGTCGAACTGGTTTCTGTGAGTGAGACTCCTCCTCAGGCTCCTCACATCACACCCGACCTTGGGACCCGCCCACTAGAGCCTAAACTGCAGGCTCCTATTAGTGCTTTTCCTGTATTTGTCATGGAGAGCGTGCTCGAGTTTACCGTCCTCTTATCTGTCCGCTGGTTTTTCTTAGCGTTGCAGGTTGCTGTCTGGACGACGGTTTTCCTGGTCGAACTCGACTTTTTCACTGGCTGTATCGCTCTCACAGCCCTTGGTGCAGTATGCGTGGTATTGTTGGCCTTGTTTCAAAACCATTATCGCACCAAAAATGCGCCTGAGTTCCGGCGCTGGTTGCAAACGCATCAAGGTTCTCGCGTCGTGCAAAAATACCTTGATGCCAATACAATCCGCTTCCGGGACCAGGTTCTGACCAAACGCGCCTTGCGCAACTGCTCGCATTGGCCAGCCAGCTCACCTGGTAAAGCCAAAAATCACAGCCATCCGCGCTGTGCGGAGTTACGTTCAAGTGCTAGTGAGGCCATGGACTCTATGATTACGGCCCACGGGTATCGGCCGTATGCGCTGTCTATGTCGCCGGGGGAGCACTCCTCCCACGACGGGCAACGCTTCTACTACGTACCCCAGGACACTGTCGTCCCATTCAAGGACGACGTGGTCACACCCAAACATGTTATCAAAATGGTCGACGTCGATTATTATGTTGACATGAATGAGTTGTGTACAGGCGAGCTGCCAACGCTCCGCCTTGAAAATCCTGGCTGGGATCCACGCGACGTGTGGTTCCTATCGCACCCGATTCGGTGGGTACGTGAAAACTTCATCACCATGCTCAGTTTTCTTGCTCTGTGGCGACACGTCATGCCTTTATGGTACAACGTGTGGACAGCATATTTTTACGCCATTGGGGATTTTGAGGAGTCTCTGCGTTACCAGACAAAGATAGCGCGGTGGATGAGCCAGAAACGAGCCGCCACAGTCCAGGCTAATACTGTGGTCATGTACACATTCTCGCCGACCCGAGCCGCTGCCCTTTCGCGCGATCGGGAGTACGAGTTTATGATTAAGGACGATTTTGTGCATTATAATGTGGATGGCGGCGACCCTTGGGTCCACCGCGTCTGGAATTATGATGGATCGAAGCGCTCTATCAAGGACTCGCAAGGCCGATTGTGGGTGTATGAAGTAGAAAAGTTCCAGGTTGGATGGGATGAAAATCGTTTCATAGTCCTTCTGCAGCCGCTGACTGTATTGTCGCGAGAAGCTGCCGGGTTCTATGACGAATCTCCCTTTGAGTATAGAACCTATACTCAAACCGTCATGGTTGAAGGCGACAAGGAGTACAAGTACAACGCCATTCGGCATAAGCACTTAGTCTCGTTTGCCCAAAACGGGTCGTTCCACGCGGTCACAGTACCGGCGAAGGGGTATGAGGCCTTGACCTTCCGGGTTGATGCATCAAAACACCCCAATGCTGGCGAGGTGGAACGTAACCTTCGGACGGAGGCTTTCCTGGACCTTGGGTACCAGGATGGCGGAATCGCTTCTGTTGATTCGGTCATCTTATTTCGACACCTATGGTTAACCAGCCATACGGGCTTGACGTTTCATGATGTGAAGTACACTCCCACTCTGTTTTCCTCAGCGGCTCGCGCTCAGCGCGATGGCGACGATGGGTTTTCCTACGGCGCCCCAGGCCCCATCATTTCTGATGAAGGGAAACGGACTATGCGGGCCATCTGCAAACCCTTCGTGGTTGGCAGGGGGTTTGCACCGGTGAGTTCTTACAACAACGACGTTGCTACAACAAACGGTCGTGTCAAGGCTATCGAAAACAAGACCCCGTTCCCCGCCGCAATGGCCGCACACGCATGCGAGTTCATTGAGAAGGTCGTTGGGGAGGCGGCTGGAACTGGTAACCCTAAGAATGAGG